CGTAGTCCTCGGCGCTGACCGGCTTTTCAAACTTGGCCTCGTTGGTCAAGTCCTCGCTGCCGGGCAGGGCCATGTCCTCGATGTCGCGGATGCGCTGGCGCTCCGTGTCCGTTGCTGCCTGCGCCGCCGCCTGCTCGATTTGGGCGACCAGCTCCGGGTATGCCATGCGCAGATCGTCCACGGTCTTGATTTCCATGGTGAAATCCTCCTTGTTTTCCCCGGACGCTCCGCCGGGATTTTTATTTACAAAACGGCTGGCGGCGGGGGCTGCTGCCACGCTGTTCTGTACGAAAGTGGGTGCCTTGTCGAAAGGCAGGTGCATGTTGACACTGTTGACGAACAGCAGGCCGTCGCGGTTCTCCACCACGGTTCCGCCGTCGTCGCCGGTGATCTCGTCCACAAAGCCGTTTTCCTTGGCTTCTGTGCTTGTCCACCAGCTCGTCGCGTCCATCCACGCGGCAACCTCGTCTTTTTCTCTGCCCGTCTTTTTGGCGTACAGGGAAACGATGTTGTCCCGGATGGTGTTCAGAGCGCCGACGTAGCTTTGCAGATCGTGGGCCTCGTAATATCCCAGCAGGCCCATCTTGACCGGGTGGATCATGTATGTGCCGTCCGCCGCAGCCATGACCTTGTTGCAATGGCACGCAACGATGGTCGCGGCGCTGGCGCACAGCCCGTCGATGATGGCCGTAACCTCCGCTGCGTTGGCCTCCAGCAGATTGCCGATGGCCTGCGCCGCGAATACGTCACCGCCGCCGCTGTTGATCCTGACGGTGATTTCACTGACCGGCCCCAGCTCCGCGAGATCGTCCGCAAACTGTTTGGGCGTCACTTCGTCGCCCCACCAGCTCGTTTCCGATATGTCGCCGTATAAAAGCAGCTCCGCGCTGTTCACCGTCCTGTTTTGGAATTTCCAGAACTTCGGCATTATGTCCTCCTATTCTCCCGCTCCGCCGGTTTCCGGCTGCGGGGTTATGATGTCGTCCACGGCTTTTTTCTGCATGGCCTCGCCCACGCGCTGCCGGATATTGATGCTGTAATCGCCGCCGGTCATTTGCGCGGTTTCCTCCTGTGCGGTGCTAAAGCCCGCCGCCACGCGCTTGATCGCCGCGTCAACCTCCTGCACGGGGTTCAGATTGGTGCGGGCCGGGCCGTTCCATGTACATTCCATGTAGGCCCGCCGCCGGGCGGGATCGTCGAAAAAGCCCGGCGCTTTGATGCGCCCACGGGCCACGGCCTCCGCGAACCACGCCTCATATACCGGCCTGCAAAAGTCGTCTGCGAACCATTCCCGCGCCATGCCGGTTGTGCGCCAAAACTCATTGAGAGCGCCACGCGCCGCGCTGTAGCTGGTGCTGAACTTCTTTTGCATGACCTCCGGCGGGATTTCCATTGCCATGCCGATTTGCGTTATCATGGCGTTGGTGAAAGCGTCGTAACCCGTGTTCGGGTGCTTCGGCTCCGCAAACTGCACCTCCTCGCCCGGATTGAGCGACACGATAGCGCCCGGCCCCAGCTCAATGCTCGTCTGATCCGCTCCGTCAATGAGCTGTTCCGGCGGCAGCATTTCACCGAATGGCCGCCCGTCGCTGGCTATGCTGGACTTGACGATCACGGTGAAGTAGGCGGACAGCACCGCCGCCGTGATCTCCGCGTCCGTGTAGCGCCCTAACTGTTTCAGCGCCTCCAGCACTGGTGCAAGCATGGGCACGCCGCGCACCTGTCCGGCTCGCTCGCGGTTCATGATGTGCAGCACGTTCCGCCGCCCGGTCTTTTCGCCGTAGGCTTCCACCCGCTCCCATTCGATTTGTCCCGGCTGGAGGTTTGCCGTGCTTGCCAGCGGATGCCGGTTGCTGATCCAGTAGGCCACCACCATGCCCTCCGCGTCCGTTTCCACGCCCTGCACGATCTGGTGTACCTCGTGCCCGCGCACGACGCAGGGGGAAAGCCGGTCGTAGAGATCGGGGCTGCAAAGCCTGTCCGCCTCGACGATCCGCACCCGCAGACCATAGGGCTGCGTTCTGCTCGGCTCGCGCACGGGCAGCATGGCGATTGCGTCCCCGTTCATCAGGTAGCCCAAATAGGCAAGCTGTTGGAGCTGGTAGAAGTTATCCATGCGGTCGGCGTCGCACTCCGGCGTGTCGGCCCATAGCGCAAACTCCCGGATGATCTGCGCTTGCAGGTCTGCGGCCTGCTCCTGCGTCAGCCCCAAATAGTCCGCGTCCAGTTTCGGCGCTGGCACCAGCCCGGCGGCAATCACGTTTGTGCGCATGGTTTTCAGCGCCGCCGCCGCCGTCGGGATGCCCATATATGCGTCGCGGCTGCGCTGCCGGAGAACGTCGATGTTGTCCTCGATGTCCTCCTTGGCGCTGCCGCCGTAATACATCCATCCGCGCATACTCTTTTTCTGCTGATTGGCCCCATAGTTCCCGTAACCGCTGTTCAGGAACGACAGGGCGCTGCGGGCCGCCTCCCGCTTCACCGCCTGCGCCGGGGAGACGGCGGCGATCATGCGGTCAAAGATATTCGGTTTCGCCATACTCGCCCTCCCTTACACGTCGCGGGGAACGCCGTGCCACAGCCGATTTCTGCCGCCGCTCTTTTCTTCCGCTTCGGCTTCCGCCAGCTTTCCGGCCCAGTATTCCATTTCCTCGCGGATTTGCTTCAAGTCTGCCCGTGTCAACATGCGGCTGCCGATCTGGTAGCTCTGGCCGGTGGCGACGCTTTCCTCTGCCGCCAGCCATGTGTTCAGCTTTTCTTGACACAGCTTTTTACTGAAAATAGCCATTTAGATGCCCTCCGATATGCGCCGACGGCCAGCCCGCCGCCGGGCCGGTTCCGCTCCCGGCTCCGCCTTTTGCAGCACGGGGTTTGTGATTTCCAGCGCCGCCGTCGCGTAGTTGCGCAGGTCAAGCGGTTCATTGCGCTTGTGGGCGCTGTCTTTCAGCTCCCATACCACGACGGCGCGGCCCTTGCGGAACCGCTGCACCATCTTTTCCGCCGTCAGTCCCTTGAAATAGTCCTCGTCATATCCCGCTTCTTCGTTCAGCGGGAAATGGCAGTAGTTCGGCCCTTTGGTCGGATGCTTGAGGCGCTGGTATAAAAGGGCCTTGCCCGCGTCCACGCCGATGATGAACAGCGGCGCTTTCACGCGGTTGTTGGTGGTGGGATTGCGAATGTATGGCACCTCCGCGCCGCCCTTGCCTTTGATGGCCCATATTCTCCGCTCGTACCGCTCTACGGTGAAGCGGTAAACCTGCGTGGAGTAGTGGCCGCCGCTGTCGATGCAGGCGGCGAGGATGTTCAGCACGGTGCCGTCCGCCTTTCGGAACGGCGTTTGCAGGAAAGCGTCGAGGTCGCTCCACACCTGTTCTTTGAGCATATCCCCAAAGATTTTCTGATAGCGGATGCCCCAGCTTTCTTTGCCGACGCCCCAGCCGACCACTTCCACCTCGAAACGGTCATCCTGCACGTCCACGCCCGCCGTCAGCACCAGCACGTCCTCCGGCACTTCGGCGTCGTAGATTTCGCGGCGGGAAAGCAGCTCGTTTTCTTCCAGCGTGCTGCCCGGTTCCTCCCACGGCTCGCCCAGCTCCGTGTTGACCCACGTTTTCATTTTTTCGGGATCGCCCAGCTTCAAAAGCTCGTTGGCGGCAAGGAACTTTTCGACAACCTCATTCCAGCCGCAGAACGACGACGCCAGCGTGTTCAGGTGAAAGCCCCGTGTCTCCGCCGTCGGATTGGCGGCCACGAAGCGCCCGCGCTGCGCCGCCCGCTTCCACTCGTATTCCCCGGACTGTTCGCCGCACTTCTCGCACTGGAATTTGATGCCCTTGGAAAGATTGTCTTTGTCAAAGACGATCCCGCGCCATGCGAGGGGCTGATAGTGTCCGCACTTCGGGCACGGCACGTTCCATTCCTCGCGGGTGCTTTCGTCATACTCCGTGGCAATCCGGCTGCTTCCTTTCAGTCCCGGCGTGGAGACGATCACGGTTTTCTTGTCCCAAAAGGTCGTCTGTCGCTTTTGGCCCAGCAGCAGGGGATCGCCCTCTGTTCCGGCGCTGGCCGGGTATGCGTCCACCTCGTCGGCCAGCAGCACCTTGATGGGCCGCATACGCAGGCCCGCCGCGCTGTTCGCTCCGATGATGGAGACGTGGCCGCCGGGAAAGTTCTTTTTCAGAATCGTGTTGCCGGAATACCGGCTTTTGGTGTCCACCAGATTGCGCAGCACCGGCGTGTCCCGCAGCATCGGCGCGAGCATATCCTTGGAAAACGTCTGCGCCATGTCAAGCGTCGGCTGTATCACCAGCACCGGCGCGGGGTAGTGGTGCATATAGTAGCCGAGCATATTCATAAGCATGGCCGTTTTCCCGATCTGCGCGGCGGACATAATGACAACCTTGCGGATGTGCGGATTGCCGATGGCGTCCATGATCTCCCGCTGATACGGTGCCTTGTCCGTATGCCAGCGGCCCGGCTCCGCGCTGCTCTCCGCCGACAGCATACGGTAGCGGTCTGCCCACTCCGAAAGCGTCAGCTCCGGCGGCGGCATCAATACTGCGAGGCAGCGGGCGAACATATCTGCCGTTTGCTTCGGCAGCTCAATGGTTTTTCTCCGCCGCTCCACGCTTCGCACCCCGTTTCTTCCCTGTATAGCGCCTGTACGCTTCCCGCCTGCACTTCGGGAACAGGCAAAAAACGATGTCCGATCCCGTGTAGCACCGCCACACGCAGCCGTCGCACTTATGCGCTTTCGGCTTCTTCTCGTCCATCGTCGTTTTCTGGCTCGACCATTGCCGCGTTATACTGGCTCATTTCCTCCAGCGCCTCGTCTATGGCCTGTTTCAGCAGGTCGTAGATATTGGCCTGCGTGAGCTGTCCAGCGGCAAGTGTCGGGGACAGCTTCGCCGGGATGATAAGAAAGCGGCTCCGCATGTTCAGCAGCATGGTCTTGAGGCCCTTTTCAAAGTCTGCCGTGCTGTGCAGGTCGCCACGGCGCTGCTCGTTGTCCATTTCCGCCGCCTCCCGCTTCGCGGCGGTCAGTCTCCGGCGTTCTTCGTTCAGGTTTTCCTTGCCCGCTCCGCCGAGGTATTGGATATACCGGGCGACGGTGGGCTGTAAATCGTAAAGCCCCGGCCTTGCCTCCTGTATCACGCCCTCGTCCCGGAGCTGCCGCACCCGGCGTTCCGATAGGCAAAGCCATTGGGCCACAACCTTGCTTGTGTAGAGTGTCATACCGTGTCCTCGCTCTCTGTCAGAGGATCGTACTCTGTGCCGGTATCATCGTCCGGCCCGCCCACGGGCACGGCCCCGGTCGCCCGCATACGCAGGATTTCAAGGCGCTGCCGTTCCAGCTCCATGCGCCGGTCGGCCTCCTCCATGGCCCGCAGGCTGTTGGTGATGGCGGCGATCCGCCCCTGCACCTTGTAAAGCGCCTCCTGCAATTTCATCACGCGGTTAAAGGCGCTGTCCTTGGTGTACATACCCATCTGCTGCCGCGCTCCGTCCTGCTTCTTGTCCCCGCGTCCCGCTGGCTCGCGCATATCAAGGACGCTGGACAGGTGCAGCGTGTCCTCCGGCTCCGCTTCGTACATGGCGATCTTTGTCATGATCCGATGCTCGCGGACGGTCAGCAGCTTCATTTCGTGGATCAGCGCGGCCCGGCTCTCCGTCGGTGTCGCTTCGGCAACCGCCCGCTCCGGCTCCGTCAGCATATCGAAAAGGACGGCGCTGTATGCTCCGTCCTTTTCCGCGTTCTTGTTTCCCGGCGGCGCTCCCTCATGGCTCCCCGCCGCGTTCTTGTGTCCGGCGCTGTTCGTGTTCCCCGGCTGGCCGCCGCGCTTCTTCTTCGGCTTCGGCACGGCCTCGTCCCACTTGTCCGCCGCTTTCCAGTTCCGCAAGAGCTGATACGTTACGCCCTGTTGCTCTGCCAGCTCCCGCAGGTTTACGCTTTTCCTCTCGCTTTTCAGGGCTATGTATGCAGCCTTGGCGGTGTCGCGCTTCTCGCTCCGCTTCGGCATTTCACACCTCCATACAGGCATAAGAAAAGCCCGCAGCGCTCGCCGCGAGCCTTTATACTTTGTCCACGCTATCACCTTAACACGGAAAACCTGTCAAAACTGCTAACTCTGAAAAAAATTTTTGGAGAAAAAAATAACACGCACGCGCGTTGAAACTCTCCCGCTCCAACGCACGCGCGTGTTATGTGTGTATTAAATGCGTGTTATCCGATCTTCCCATCCCGCGTGAGCGGATCATAGAACACTTTGCTTGTGTCCAGCTTTTCCGTCAGCAGGGGATTGACGCCGAAATAATAGCAGTTGTCCGAAAAGCTCTCCCATATGTTCATGTACGCCAGATTGCCCCAGTCGTATTTCTCGAACACGTCCCGCGTCATGATCTCGGAGACGCCCTCTATCGTCTCCGTCTGCCCGTACTG